GATTAGCCTCGTTTAAATGACACGAGGACCACGCTAAGGCCTTTGATTCCTTAGATTATTCCTCGCGAATTGGTGTTCACATTAACCCGTGAATCTTAATCTGTTTTAATCGTCATCCAAGTTATCCTGGGACTTCAACTCAGGTTCGTCACTACCTGAACTTGGGACCGCGTCTTCCTTACTAAGTGGTTCATCTAGGCTTAACGCGTTTACAGACACACCTGAAAATTCCTCAAACTTTGACAAGAAAAGTGGCACTAGAGACACATAACCTTCTCCAGTTTTGGCTTCAAAACGCTCATCCACCTTAACTTCATCAGGGAATTCATTAGCTAGGTTTGACAAGATGGCTCTACCCATCTCTACCTTATGAGGAGCTCTGGTTTCCAATTCTGAGTCAATTTCTTTGATAAGAGCAACTGGATCCAACTTAGAATCCTTAGACAAACAGTATCTAGTTACTTCCGTTAAGAACTGACCCTTATAAGTTTTAACCAGGCCAATTAGTTGTTCCATCCCCGCGAAAACAGATTCATTAATCGCGTATTGTGGGTTCCAGTATAGCTTAGACCTGCTATTATACATGGCACTCGGGATGTAAGGTGTATAACCTAGTTTCTTGGCTTGGGACTGCATAAACCTTCCGGCATAAGACATGACGCGCGCAGCAAAATCAATATTCTCTTCGCATAACGCGGAATCCAATTTGCCCCATACTATAATCCATTGCAAGATGAGATACAACTTAGAGAATCTCTCTTTATAAGGTAGGGATGGTGCCTGCCTTAAGAACTTCTTATATGGCTTTTGATTGCCTATGTCGTTGACTTGCACATACGCCTCTTGCAGAAAGTCTACCAATGGATAGCCTTTATACTTGACCTCTAGCTGTTTGGCTTTCTTTATGAGTACGTGAAATACATCTGCAGCCTTCTCTATGATATCTAACACTCCATGATAGCCCACTGAGTCGTAAAGTTGCTTAGGCCAAGATGCCACAGTATCGTCACCGCTTGTAATAGCTGGTGCGCCGTAGCTAAAGCTCGGTATAAGCTTGAGACTAACAGCAGCTGCCGGTATTAGGTATCTAGCTAACTCTTGTGAACAATCACTTCCAATAGTGTTAGTGAAAACTACACCTGAGATTAGCCAACCTTGATATATATAGAATAATCTACATACATAATCTAACTTTGTGTTAGCTTCATCAATCTTGCCTCGTATGCTCTTATTACGCTTACCTGTCAATTGTGAAAGCCAACGCTTGTTAGCATAAGAACTGTCGCCTTTGATATTGCGCATTAACCAATTCTTAAAATTTCCATAAGGTTTGCCAGCCGTATCTGCACTTGTCGTCATGAATACTAATTTCTGTGATATACAAACACCAACCATAGACATAGCGTCCTTAACGATCTCATCTTCATATAGCAAAGCGTACACGACAGCCTGATCATTCATCATCCATGCTGGAAGTGTGCTGTCATATGACGTATAATCCGTAGAGATTAGAACGTTTTCTAATCGTGCTGCTTCATCAATAAAGTCATTCATGCGCTGCACATTAATTGATGGCTCCTGTAGGCCTATACGCCCAGCCGTCTTAGGTGCAACATCAATTAAGTCAATTGAGCACGCAATCAAGAACATCTGGACAAAAGCGCTGATTGGGATTACGAATCGATATTTCAATTCACCTCGCTCATCAGCAAACTTTAATTGCCCATCTTTCATTTTAAATTTGAAAGGTGATCCTTGGTCACGTGATATACCCGACAATAAAGATTGTTCCAATGAATACCATTGTGAAAACTTCAACTTAAGTTCGTAGGTTACATATTTAAGAACGTCAATTACGAATTCATCGCAAGTGGCGCCGGACTTAAGCATCTGATTCACACGATCCTGGGAATATTTGAATCCTGGAACTCGTCTCCACATCCATAGAGTCATATCCGCATGTTCTCGTTTTAATGGTGCGTTTCCTGCGCATAAAAACGGTAAACCACGAAATGTATTATGAATATGCTTTTTCTGCAGATAAGGAATTAATGAATCGAAATCAATCTTGAAGCGTGAGTTGACGTATCCTTTATACTCATCATACCTCTGTTGAATATAAGCCAACCTAACAGCGTCAAACTGTCTATCAGATTGTTCTATAGTACTCACAGATGTAAGTATGGCGTCACATGTTTTAATAGCTGCTTCTGGCGACCCATTGTCATACGGACCTTTCTTACCAATAGAATCCAGTTCGAGTGCTATCATTGATTCCGCGCGAGAAGGGTAATCTTCATCTGAATTAGCTACAAACCCTATATCTTTAAGCGTTTCATTAGTGCCATATCCAAGTCCTTGAGCGTAAATTTCCTCACCGACTACTCTCTTGGACCTCGCGACAACATCTTCGTTCGACTTTGGAGCCACTCCGCACGTATACGTCCCCTGTACATCAACGAAAGTCATGCCAGCTTGCTTGTTTCCGCCATTGTAGAAGTTACGTAACTGACGTCGCAACTCACTCGTTATTTTCTTTCCTGATCGGGATACAAGAAAATCTCCTAACGATTCGACTACTTGGGCAGCCTCATCTCCATGATCAATAGAGTCCCCACTCTGATTAACCCACTCTGAAGGATAAAGTGATTGAATTTGTTGTAACGATATTTGATCTGTCATGTTTCTCCTTACATGTTCCTATCCCCTAGCTACTCTGCCCTACGGTATACTAAGAGCTTCTAGAGACTCATTGCACATCGATTCCTTAGTACTCCATACCCTAGAATATGCTAGCTAAATAGTTCTTCT